TGCTTCGCCCTGTGTGTCATCTATTCCTCTACCATTGGCAAATATACTTGATACTTTCGCCCAATATTCCTCACCGCCTGATGTGAATTTAACTAATGCACCTATCGTGATATATTTTAAGTAATGAAGTTGAGCAGAACCAACCCCTTGTATCACACTTTGATAGTCATTGAAATACCCAGTAGTTTTATCATTGGTCTGCCATGTAAATATAACAGCATTCGGACTTACTTCATTTATAATTTTAGTTCTTAATGCCTCAAATGATGTTTTGAAGTCAGAGTAATACAAATTCAATAACTCATGATCATGTATCGCAGGCTTAATGTAATTTTCAAATACACTGTTGACAACAATATCATCAGTATGTTCTACTTTAGTGTCAGTTGAACGTGTAAGTGTACCGTCTGTGCCAAACAAATGTAGATTAGAATATGTACCAGTTGGATCATATAATTTAGCATAGCGACTATGTCCACTATGAGTTCGGTTGATGCTTTTTATTTTTAAAATATTCTCGCTTTGATTCAATAAAAAATTATTATAATCGTCTGCGGTAATCATTCTGTCTTGTGTTACGTAATTACGTGGTGCGTTTGTTTTGATTGTATCTATTGTTTCTGCACTACTTGCATTAACTACTGAAGATTTTAATTGCAATCCAACTGTCATCGTATACGTGTTACCATCTACACCGCTATAACTAATATTGATAGTTTTGTTTGATATATCGTCTGGACGCAATGTATAAGATATATTCTCACTTACACGATACCATACACGTATGATATTCTTTGGGATAGTACCAAAATTCTCATCAGTGAACATAATACTTATCTGATTATTTGCTCGTGTCTTTACTGCGAATATTTCACCATTTGCCTGAATATTATTATAGATTTCATTGTGACCAAAAACACTATCGACCTTAGTCCATTCTGCTCCTATAGTACCATTTTCGTCAATTGACTGAACCCATACATCTGAATTATTAACGTTTGGAACATCTATGTCAAGTGAAAGATTACTGATAGGATTGTCTATTACAAAATCCTTATACTGCAATGCGCCCTGTTTGAATCCACAGAAGAATCCAGATGTATTACTACTAACACCCTTGCCATCATTCTTATATATCAATGTAAATGCTGATGTTGGATTAGGAGTTGTTTCTGTCATGCTGCGAGATTGTCCGTTGTAATCTAAACTGATCACGTCAAACGATGAACTTGCTCCCGCTGCGGTTCCTTGAATTGAAAACTTAATTTGATCATTCGTAGCATTTAAATTATAATATTCAACTTGCTGACCAGCAATGTCAACATTAATTCTTGGTGTACCGAATTGATTTCCACTCGCAAATGCCGCATTCATAACAGTAATGAAATCATCTAGGTTATTGATGTTGGATGTGCTTTCATATCTAATTTCTTTACCAGCCAACGTAGTACCATCACTGCCGATTACAGTTTCATTAGTTTTTACACTAACTACTTTTAATTCACCGAATGCTGCTACGTTACGTCTCGGTTGATAACCTATGAATTCTGCCAATTTAAATACAGAATCTTGACGCACTGCTGTACTCAAGAAGTTGTTACGAGTATTTAAATCTGCACGGAATGCTAAGTTGTGTCCGAACTGTGCAATAAGATCTAGTAGTGCAACGAATTCACTTGATTCAATCCAGTCATTATAATTCTCTGGATACTTTGCTCGTACATAGTCAACCATCGTACTACGAATGGTAGTATAATCGTATGCTTGAAAATTCGCATTAATATACGAATCATACACAACGGTATAATCTTCCGCTGCAAATAACTTTGATTGTCTTACTGATTGTGTCATAATTTATAACTCGCCTGATTCACGGTCAAACTTTAATTCAAGTTCGGTTGCCGTCGTTGTCGGTATATACAATAATTCTATTATTACTGTCACCGTATGTTTATCTTCTTCTACCCTAACGATTTCACTTCTTAAATTGAAACGTGGGTCATAATTCACAATAATTGATACTTCCTGTTGAATTAAATCAACTGTAATATCATCTAGCGGCTGAAATACATAGTATGGCAAATTACTACCAAACTCTGGATTCGTCCATTTCTCCCCTTTGCGGATTGAAAAATGATTACTCAAGTCTTGTTTAGCAAGATCTAGATCAGATAGTTGCTTACTTGTATTCTTTTCACCAATTGTGGTGTAACCGATTATTTTATTCATACATATATTTATGCAAAAATTAACTACCGTGTTAATGACAGACATAAAAAAACCGCCTTGTAGACGGTTATATCATGATGATCTATGAATATTTAAGTTTTATTGAAAACTTTCCATTTCTTCTATTCTAACATGCTCTGATGGCCAGTTAATATAATCTAACCATTCAACTCGTGGGACTGTAATACCAAATGTCTTAGAAGAATAAGCAAGCGCGTGCCATGTAGGCTTCACAGGCTCACGAATAGGTCGCATTAATTTACTACCCTTCGCACCATTACACTTTTTACACGATGCTACACAGTTTGTCCAACTTGTACCACCACCGAGAGATTTTGGAATAACATGATCGATGGTTAATTTTTCATTATCAAACGGCTTAGCACAATACTGACACTCGTTTTGATCTCGTATGTATAAATTCCTTCGAGAGAACTTCGCTACAGTAGGTAATCTATGATATCGATTCAATATAACGACAGACGGCATCTGCATTTCAAAATTAGCAGAATGCAACATAGTATCGTAACTATCTAGTATTACTATTTTATTTTGGAAATGTGCCTTTACTGCGTTCTGCCAACTAATAGTACTCAGTGGTAGCATAGACAATGGCTGTGCGTCTGCATTCAATAGCAGCACTCGGTGATTCATTAGGTAATACCTTTATATTGTATTCGCAGTAGTAACTATCTGTCGTTTTCTTGTTTGTGTTAAGTTTGGTAAAAATCTTTTTGTTTCGGCGTAGTAAACATATTCCGCTTGCTGGCGTGCTAGTTTATCTGTCAATGCAGAATATTCTGTGCGCAGTGCCTGTAGTCCACGTTCTCGTAATAATGCTCGCTCGGTACGATTTCCATAATCACCCAACATCATTATCTTTGCAAGCGGCTGTGTTAACAGTCTATCGTATCCACTTTCAATTAATGCGGTTGCTATGTAATCCCACTTCTTATCTATAATCAATTGAGACAAATCAAACGTCCTTGCAGTCGTTCCGACTTTAGTGAAATCACCAGTGAAATAATATAGACATAGTAACGCATCGTATTGTGACTGACTCAATGTTTTAATTGCAAGTAGTCTCTTAAACCTTCGCTCTTTTGTTTTGAAGTCTTCTAGCCATTCACTATACGCTTCGCTTTCTAGTAATCCTACACTATTAATTTTATCGTTGATAGTATTGTAACCTATTTGAGTGTCATTGTCAAGGGTTGTTTTGTACCCTCTCCACTCGAATCGTCTCAATGCAAAATTAATAATATCACTACTTGCCTCAAATACACGTAGTTCTTGCTCTGTATCAACAACAGCAACGTCACTGATTGTCCAGCGAGAATAATCTATCACGGTTTCTGGTGTTATAGTAGTAGGTAATATAGTAGCCATTATGTTTTGCCTTTCGCTGTCTTGATTGTTTCTTGTATCTTACTCGCACCTTTCCACGGATGATGCTCTGGTACTCTCGCAGACACACTTTCTGTAACTGTTTCGTTAGTATCTAATTGGTTAACGGTCGGCGACAATGCACTCACTGAACTATTCATATAAACCATGCTAGCAGTATCTACACGATTTCCACCTGCTTTGTTATGAATATCATTCAATGCTTGTACTATCACATCAGTTCCACTTTTCATATTGATATTTTTCTTTGCTTCCATGTTGATGTTACCACCAGCATGTAAATTTAAATCTTCTGCTGCATGTATATTCACGCTTGCTTTACTATACATATCTATGTTGCCAGATTCGTCTAGTTCTATCCAAGCAGTGCCATCATGATTTGTAATGTATACAAATTTATTCGTATCGTCTAATAATATCTGTGCGCCTTGTCTAGTTCGCAATCTAATGTTTTTACTGTCTCCGTCTGAATCGCCGTCATCCATTGTGAATACATGGCCATTTAATGTGGTTATCCCAAATACGTTACTTGGTGATTCTCGTCGTGCACTAGACATACTATGACCACGGGAGTAATCATCTTGTAGTCCTTGTTTCTCCAACCATGCCTTCGCAATAGGATCAACGGGCTTCTTTACTTCATCGTCAGTATCAGTTGGATTCTTTTCACCAACTGGCTGAATAGTACCATCTTGTGATTCTGCGCTTGCACGACCACCCATCATGTGGTTTCTACTACGCGACATCAGTGACCCAACAATTATGCCTTGTTCTAATAATTCAACAAATGCAACTAGCACAGATGTTCCAACAGCAGGCGGTTGTGGCCACATACCATAACTTTTTGGTGTACCGTTTTCACTCGTGCCATCTTTACCATATGCCTTTTCATCATCAGTTACATCTGCTGCTGTTGTACCTGTAACGCCTCCATACGGAGTACACAATAAACAAATATGATCTACTTCACTATCTGCTAGCGAACCAAATTCACCGAATCGTACTGATACGCGACCAGTGTACATACTATCGGTATTATCAGTAACAATGCCTACATATTGTCCAGCAGGGAAATCTTTGCCCCGTACTGTCTTAATATTAATTCCCATTCTGTGATCCTATTTTTTTTAATTTTTGTTGAATTAAATCAGTAGACGAATTTCTATCGCGCATACCTTTCAACGATTGTGTAAACTTACCTAATTGAAATTTGCTCTCTACTTCTAATATTTTATATACACCACTTGATGCAATATCAAGTCTACGTGCACCGCCAGTCTTTCCATTGTCTGGTAGATAATTAATGAATACAATCAATGAATCTTCGTCTAAATTTTCAATAAGCGTTTTGTAGGTTGTTGCCTTAACATACGATCCAGGTGTTCCCAACCAATACGGATCACCTTTGATAGTCATATCAAACATAATGTAATCATGACTTGCTGCATTTATTTCTGCCTGATCTGCTGCGGTTACTGAATTTGGTTCATCACTATTCTTCTGATCTTTTGAATCTGTTGTTGTTACAGTATATGCAATATTTTCAAGTTGTGTAATCGGTGATGAATTGTTTACCGATAACTCACTTAGATACGTGGGCACTTTTGATTTTACCCTAGTTGCTTCTCCACGACCCATGTCGCCTGAGATTTTAGTATATGCAACACCATCAGATGGGTCACGAGTTAAATAAAACATCTGATTGAAATTTAAATTGAAGTCTAATACCTCTGAATTATTGCCAGCGAATAAAAAATTATAAGACTTGTAGATAGGCAATAACTCAAGTCTTCTAGATTGGTATGATGCATTAATAGTAGCACTCTGTTGACTGCTTGGATCTGGACTAGGATTAGTATGCGCTGTATGTAAACTAATTGTCAATGTAATTATTTCTTGGTCTGAATTTGTATACAAATCCTTTACGTCTTTGTATGCTATTGTTGGTGTTACTTTTATGAAGTCATTTACATACATATCAAGATTAGGTTTTGATTTACCCGTATCGCCTTGATCTCTTCGTTGACTTGATGCATGTGATATTTTATTTTGTGTATTTTTATTTTTGGCTTCATTTTGACTAAATGTATTATAAAAATCTGGTACTCGCTTAGTCAACATTTCAGTAATATACTCTACTATATTTTTATTCTTGAATATCATATACACCACTGCTTCAGGATTTAAATCGGTGGGGTGCCCAGTTCCAGTAATATCTGATTTCATGGAAGAATTGATATACTTCTCTTCAAACTTAGGATCTAGTTTAATTTCCCATTGTTTTGCATTTAGAACACTACCGTCAGTGATTTGTGTTTTTCGTATATTCTGCTCATGCTCATTCAACTCTATTTTCAGTTTATCTACAAATGATTTGACAGTGGTAATTCCTGACAACTTAATATCAGTTACGATTTTTGAACTCGCCACTGCTATCTTATGTTGATTTGCTCCCACAATGTTATATTGTGAACCTTCTGGACCAGCACTTGCATTGATGGTTGACATCAACATTGGATAATAGAATACGCCAGGAAATCTTTCTGGTGCAGAATTTGATACCTTTCTACCAATGAATTCAACTTTTAATACATATGTCGCAGTTTGCATAGTCGAAAACCCGAATGAATGACTGAGTTGCAATATTCTATTTAATAATTGAAATCCACCTGGCTCATATATATCAAATTGAAATGCACCAGTTGTTGTATTACCAGTATCAGATCCGGGAGAAATCCTAGACTGTAGTACTAAATTTTCTATTGAGTATTCTGATGTTTCTCCAGATGCAGCGATAATCACAGCCTTTTTGGTGATGACTGCGTTATTGTGATCTAATAGTCGCGGATTATTAAATACATCTCTATTAACAATGTACCATGTAAGTTTGTATGTTGGACTATCAACTGTTGAACACCAGTTAGGTGTTACATCTATTCTACTTGTAGACATGCATTTACCTTATATAAAATCTCTTGGGACTTGTATAGTTAGTCCAGACTTAAAATCAATGATCGGATCTTTTAAGATGTCTTGATTGAATTCTGCGAATACCCACCACAAGTTGGCATTTGAAAATAAATCATACGCCAACAGATCGGGTCGCTCGTTGTACTTTGATTCCAGAGTTAATGAATATACATCATATACTGATATATCACTGATGATAGATTCCATTACGTCAAGATATTTATTGTCTACAATTTCTGTATTCTTGTATACACTGTCTGTATCATATTGTACTGCCATATTATATCATTCCATTTCTTAATGTACTACCACTTGCATAATTAGCAAATGAGAATTCGTTACTTACCTTTGCTGGATTTTGCTGCATCATCATTGTGATAGATACTGCAAAACTTGTCGGTATTGATACTGGTGATGTGTCAGATGACGTACCAACTGGTACTTCAACTGTTATCAAATCTTCTGCGTCTGCAAATGTGTAATCAACGCCAGATACTACCACAGGAACATTATTATAATTGTATTCTCCGTATGCACTAAAGTGCAAAATTGGCGGTGGTGCGCCAGCAGTATTTGATGTTGTTCCATAATCCATTTTTGTCATTGCTTTTAAAAAATGCAAACATGCAATGTTGTACTTTGCTTCTGCTATTGTATTTGACACAAAATATGCCTGTATACTAATAGTAGGATTTGGCGTATTCACATAGTATTGTTGCTGATACACACTATGCGTTGTATCATATGTACCATAATTGGCTGAGAATGCTGCTTGCATCATAGCAGGTGTGTACGGAAATATGATGCCATTGACATCTGCTAATTCCTTCAAGATACCTGTCTTGAATAAGTTTTTTGCCCATTGTGCATTTGCATCACGCAATACTAATTTTGGTTTATTTTTACTTGGAATACCAGCCATTATCGTAATCTACCTTCGATGAAGTCAAAAATCTCTTGATCAAATTTACCAAAGAATTTGGTGAATGTCTGTTTCTTCTCTTCAAACTCTGCTTCACTGCGCATAACTTCTCTGAAATCGCTCGCACTCATACCACCTTGCTCGGTTGGCATTGTGATATAATATACACGATTTTCATCTTCTGTCTGTAAATTGTTCATATCATCTGGCATTGGAGCCAATACACCACCCGGCTTTAGTCGCCCAGCATCTTTTTCGCTGAACACTAATACGGTTGCTGTGTTACTCTTGTCTCTGCCTACCAATGAAACATCTGGACGATATGGTTGTGTATTAACAATATGATTTGCTGGTACACCAAACATCTTAGACATGATCGATGCCTTTTCTTCAAAGGTGAATGGATCAGTCGAGAAATCATCTGCCATATGCATTGATTGCTGTTTCTTGCCAAATGTAGTAGCGATAAATACATTATCTGCACCAAACTTGTTAACTAATTTTTTATACAACGCAAAGTGCCCTGAGTGCATTGGCTGGAAACGTCCGCCATAAAACACAGTGACTTGCTTTGCTATACTTTCTGTAATGATGTCTGATATACGCA